GCTATGAGACGGCATCAGGCCGGGCTAACCACAACAAGAACGTCTACGAGAAGTGGCCAGCGGAGACTATGGCCGAGCGTGCTCATGTCGGTTCAGCATCATGGGTGGAAGCTCCAACGTACCTTGGCGAGTTTGCCCACGGTACTAACTCTGTCCTTGCCGAACGTCACTATGAGCAGGCTGACCGTGGCGCCGGACTTGGCCGCAGGTGGGAACGACGCTCACCCGCAGAGGTAATGGACTAGGAGCTTTACCGTGGCCTCAACCTCTGTCCTGTCTCAGCACCAGTTTCCCGGAACGAGGCAGGTAACCGCTGACCCGACTGGTGACCCTACATGGAACAAGACGAGGTTCTCCGGTAATCCTGGCCAGTCTAAGACAATGCACGTGGCCAAGGGAAGAGTTCCGAAGCCGCCGTCTGTCCATCCTCATCACAGGAAATCTGGAAAGAGGAGTCATAGAGCAAGATGACCTTTACGAAATCTAATCTTTTTGTTCTGCTAGCATTCGTGTTCTTCCTTCTTGACACCTTGATAGTCGGCGGGATTATCACGGCATCAGGAATGACCTGGCTACTCCCAGCCGGACTGACCAGCTACATGGTCGCGCCGCTAGTTTGACTTGACATGGGACTTAGACTATAGTATGCTAAGCCCATGAGAAAAACACAGGAAGTCCCGGTTGGGACACGATACGGACGCCTTACTACGACGAGCAAGCCTTTCCTGAAGCAGCGCGCGGATGGGCGAAATAGGGCAGTCATAGAAGTATCATGTGACTGCGGAAATACTAAAGTTGTCTGGCTATTTAACTTGACAAGTGAAAATACTACATCATGTGGTTGTTTTCATAAGGAAGTCGTAGCTAAACAGATGACTACTCATGGCATGACAGCTGGCGAGAATAGTAGTAATCGTCCTAGACTATACCGAATATGGCGTGGTATGAGGCAAAGATGTTCTAACCCAAATGCTAGAAACTATAGATGGTATGGAGCAAAAGGCATAAAATGCTCATCAGACTGGAATGACTTTGAAGTATTCAGAGACTGGTCAGTCTCCAGCGGATATGCGGAAGGTTTAGAGCTAGACAGGAAAGATTCCGATAAGAACTACGAGCCGGATAACTGTAGATGGGTCACAAAGAAGCAGAATATACGAAATAGAGATATGTTCTGGACAGAAGAACTAGATGAACAACTAATACACTATGCGAAAGAACAAGGAATGAGTCCTTACGAAGTTATCACTAAAGCGGTGACTGAGTTTATAGGGGGTGATTTTGTAGAATGTCCATAGATTTTGTCAGCCCTAGTATGAGGGCTGCTGGCTCCGACCTGGCAATAGCAATCAGCCCATTAGGGTTAGTTGAACTTTCAGACGAGGAGTTCGAAGTTCACGGCCCGCGTTTGAATCGTTACTCGCAGGCATGGTCTTTCTACCTTTGACTTGGCCATCACTGGAGTCACAGGAGAGAAGCAGGAGAGCCGCAAATCACGTTCAACTACGTGCGTGCCCTTTCTGACTGGCTAACTAACTTTACCTTCTCTAATGGCATCACCTTTGAAGTACCAGAGCGCTACCAGCATACTGTCCCTGCCCTTCTAGAGCAAATCTGGAATAAGGACAACGACAAGCAGAAGCTACTGTGGGAGATAGGTAACCAGGGAAGTGTCCAGGGAGATGCCTTCATCAAGGTTGCCTACGAGCCGGCTTACACGGACACGAGGAATAATCCTCATCCGGGTAAGGTCCGCATTCTTCCGATTAATGCCTCCTTTTGCTTTCCGGAGTGGCATCCTCATGACCGTGAGAGGCTAATCCGCTTTAAGCTAAAGTACCGGTTCTGGGGAACGGCACCAGAGGGAACACGCCAGGTATATACCTACGTGGAAATCCTGACAGATGACGTGATTGAGGAGTACGTTAATGACGAGCTGATTGACAGACGGCAGAATCCTCTTGGCTTTATCCCCGTCGTTCACATAGCTAACAAGATTGCCTCTGCCTCACCGTGGGGACTATCCGATATCGTTGACGTTATACCCTTGAACAGGGACTTCAATGAGAAGGCTACCGAGATATCAGATATTATTAACTATAACACCGCTCCTGTCACTATCATCACTGGAGCCTCTGCGGCTAACCTGGAGAAATCCGCGAATAAAATCTGGGCACTGCGACAGAAAGACGCATCTGTCCAGAATCTTACGGCAGACCTCTCCGGAGTAGCATCAGCCGTGGACTTCCTCCAGATGCTGAAGCTGGGAATGCACGAGATGATAGGCATTCCTGAGGCGGCCCTGGGAACAGCGCAGGCTATCTCTAATACGTCTGGCGTTGCCCTGGCTATCCAGTACCTGCCGACAATGCATGCCTACAAGCAAAAGCGCATACAATATGAGGTAGGCTTCCGTCAGGTATCTGAGATGGCACTGAAGACCTTATTCCTGTTTAAGCCAGAAGCCCTGGTATTTAACGAGGAGACTGAGGGAATCCGGCAGCAGGATAACCAGCCTCTGGTACTTGATCCTAACGACCAGTACGTGTATGATATTACAGTTAAGTGGCCTCCGCCTCTTCCCGTAGACCAGGTTATCAAGCTTACCGAGATTCAGGCCAAGAAGGCACTCGGGCTAGAGTCAAATATAGGTGCTCTTCGTGAGCTGGGTACCGAGTTCCCGGACGAGAAGTTCCAGGAGATATTTGAGGAGAAGATGACGGACCTTGAGCAGGAAGCGGCGATGACTATTCGCAAGGCAGTCGTGGCAAGGTACGTTCAGAACCTTACTGGCCTGGTACCTGAGGGCTATATAGAGCAAGATGACGAGCCAGGGCCAGATGAGCCAGGCAAGCCGTCAACTCCGATGGACAGCGCAGGACAGGATGTACTTCCGTCATCGCCGACTATTAGCGACGTGACGGGACTGAAGAACAGCAATATGCTGTCAAATATCACTACCATGGCATTTGGCACTAAGCTTCCGCAGGTAAGAAGCCCGTCACCAGACCGTAGTGACCAGGATTAACAGATAATCACACGAGACAAATAAGGACAACTTAGCATGACTACACCACTTGAGCCAGGTACTAAAGTAACGGCTAATACTCCGTCAGTCCTGCCTTCTCAGCCGCTAGTCCAGTACTGTACTGCTGAGCAGCTGGAGTCAGCAAGGCAGCAAGAGAAAGATAAGCTTTACCAGAAGATTCAGCAGATAGAGGCCCGGAATACGGAGTTTCAGTCAACGGTGAATGAGCTGAAGGCAGATAAGGCAGCTCGTGATGATGAGCTGATGGCACAGCGTAAGGCAGCAGAAGACGCTAAGAGGCTAGAAGCAGAGTCTAAGCTATCAGGTCAGCAGCTCATTGAGTCTAAGCAGCGTGAACTTGAGGAGACGCAGGCTAAGTTCCTTCAGGATATGGAGCTTCAGAAGGCCCTGATGCTGAAAGAGCAAGAGCTTTACCGCCTTCAGTCTTTTATTCAGCGCAGGGTAGCTGAGGAAATCGCCGCGAATACTATCATCCCCGACCTCGTAGAATACATTAATGGCAGTAACGAGGCTGAAGTAGAAGTAGCGATAAATAAAGCAAGAGAAAAAACTGCTAATATTGTCAAGGGAGCAACATCCCTGACATCTGGCATACCTGGAGGAGTTTCACCTACAGGAGGGCCATCTGGATTACTAGACACGCTATCTTCTCCAAGGCAGCTTACTCCTGAGGAAATCAGGAACATGCCCATGGATAAGTTCCAGGAGTACCGTAGGCAGTCTGGCCTGGACAGGGCAGGAAACGGGCAGGGCCTGTTCGGCTAGAGCAGGATGTAAATATAAGTTAAAGTTTAAGCTGGCCATGAATATAAGCCAGTCCGCAACAGCCTGAGAAAGGGTAAAACATGGCTGGTTCATCTATTACTGGTACAAGCTTTATTAGCGCGTCACCAACAGCATACTCAGGAGGAAGTACTCAGCTTACTCCGGCAGTTCAGACAATCTGGTCCAAGGAAATCTTATTCCAGGCTATGCCAATCCTTCGCTTCGAGCAGTTCGCGGTGAAGAAGACGGAACTTGGAGTTCAGCCTGGACTTACCATTCACTTCATGCGTTATAACAACCTGCCACCAGCATCACAGCTGGTTGAGGGCGTTCGCATGGAGACTAACCCGCTTACGGCATCCCAGTTTGACATTACCGTAGCTGAGCAGGGCTTCGCTATCGCAGTTTCTGAACTACTGCTAAACGCTTCATTTGACGACGTTATGGCATCTGGCTCACGACTGCTCGGACGTAACATGGCGCTGTACCTGGATGGCTCAGCACGTGACACGCTATACCAGGCATCGTCAATGATTTTCGGGTACAATAAGTTCGCGCTGTCAACCGCAGTCCGCACGCCGCTGTCGCCATATGACCATGGCGCGGCTGCCACGGCATCATCAGCCCTGTCAGCGGGTAACTACAGCTTCACCACTTCTGTAGTTAAGGACGCGCAG